ATTGTAGGTTCTGGCCGATGCGTGTGGGATGACCTTCTGAAAGTAAATCCGCTGCATTTCGATGTGATGGCTGTGAACGATATGATCATTCATTATCCTGGCCCGCTAAAACATGCTTACTCGAACGATTGGAAAATGCTTCCTCATTGGGTGAATGCCCGTAGACCTCGTTATGTGAAGGATTGGGGGCGTCCTATTTCTCATACTTGTCATGGTAATAAGTCATGGCCTTGGCCTGGACACGGCACTTCCTCTCTAAATGCGGTCTATACTGGACTGGCTTTGGGATATTCAGAGATTGTTATTGCTGGAGTTCCGCTTGATGATGGTGGACATTATTTCGACCCCCCATGGGTTAAAACCAATTTCACTAAAGAGGTTGGAATGCGTGATGGCGAGATGAAATTTTGGGCTAACGCGAAAAGAGAAGTATTTGATGGTAAAGTAACCTCTCTTTCTGGACGAACAAAGGAATTATTGAATGTCGGCTAAATTTCGTGCTAGAGCTATTTTTGAACGATTAAAAGATATTAAAAACCCTGTTGTTGCTGAAATCGGTGTTTTTACAGGCGCTCTCTCTGCTCAGCTTCTTAAAAGACCTGATTTGACTCTCTACATGATAGATTCGTGGGGAACGAATCATTCTCAGGAATATAAAGACACCAACGACTTCCATACAACACTCACTGCTCAGCAGCAGGAAAATAACTACAATAGATCGAATAATGTTGCTATCGAGTTTCAGCCTCGCGGAAAGATGCTTAGGATGGACTCTGTAGCGGCTGCTAGTGAGTTTGAAGATGGGTTCTTTGATCTAGTCTTTATTGATGCCGATCATTCTTATGAAGGCTGTAAAGCGGATATCATTGCGTGGTCGCCAAAGACTAAAATCCTTTCAGGTCACGATTATGAAAATAATACTCAAGACTTCAAGTTTGGAGTAACGGAGGCTGTTGATGAGTTCTTCAATCCCGACCTCGGAGAAAACTACACATGGTTCGTTGATCTTAGTAAGACAAGGGACAAAGTACGGCCCTGAATATGTCGAAAGACTAAAAGAACAGGCGTGGGAAACTTCTGGACTTAGAACGATTGTTCTAGGAGATCAGGAAGATGCTGATATTGAGCTTGAGCATGGCTGGCCAGGATGGTGGTCAAAATTAGAGCTTTTCCGGCCAGATATTCCACGACCATTTATCTACGTCGATTTAGATTCATTTATCCTCGGCGACATTTCTCCTTTGATGGGGGATACCGCAATCTGCCGAGAGTGGCATCCAAATATAAAAGGTTGCGGAAGGGTTCAAAGTTCTATAATTGCAGTCGGAGAATATCGAAAGGATATTTGGGAAACTTTTATTGAGAAACCTCAGCATTGGATGCAGGCGAACGGCGATCAGAATTATCTAGAGAAATTTCAGTGGAAATTCATTCAGGACTTTTACCCGGATATGGTAGGAAGTTACAAGATTCATAATAAAGAAAAACCAATTCACCGGGTTGTTACCTTTCATGGCAAGCCCCTCATGGTAGACGCTGTAGGATGGGCGCAGGACTTATGGAACTCACACAAGCCGCAAAAATAGTCGCTGACTATGTAAAGTTCAACAAGTACAAGATGCATTATCCGTATGGGCATCCACAAACCATTCCGGGTGGTGATTTATATGAGCGAAAGATTAAAAGTGGCGAATGGGAAACGTGGAGCAATAAACCGTGGCAATTAGAGTTTCACAACAACGGTAAAGATGATCAAGAAAGACTTTTAATCGCTGCAAACAGACCTGGGAAGACTCTCACGGCTGCTTATGAAACCTCACTCCATATGACAGGCGACTATCCTGATTGGTGGAAAGGAAGACGCTTTGATAGACCTGTACTTGTCTGGACAGGTTCTCCAACGAATGAAACATCTCGGGATATTGTTCAAAAAGAACTCATCGGAGGAACAGCCAAAGAGCAATTAGGTACGGGTATGATTCCGCTTGAGAAGATTATCGGTAGACCTAAAATGCGACAAGCTGGTGTATCTGATGTGGTCGATCAATTTAAAGTACGGCATGTCTCTGGTGGCGTTTCTACTTGCATTCTAAAAACTTACGAGCAGGGTTGGAGAAAATGGCAAGGCACTCAACCTGAAGTCGTTTGGATGGATGAAGAACCTGAAGACTTTAAGATTTATACTGAAGCCCTAACTCGCCTTTTGACCTCAAGAGGAATAATGATGGCCACGTTTACCCCTTTGTTGGGGCAGACTGATCTTGTTATTCATTTCCAAGAAGCTGAACACGAAGGTCTTAGCGTTGTTACTGCAACATGGGACGATGCCCCGCATTTGAATAAAAAAGCGAGAGCAAGAATGATGGCATCATATCCAGACCATGAAGTTCAAGCTCGTACTCAAGGTGTTCCAATGATGGGCGAAGGGAGAATCTTTGTTGGTTCTGAAGACGACATTATTATTGATCCAATCCCTTTGAAACCACATTGGGCGTTAATCAATGGATTGGATTTCGGGATTGATCATCCTTTCGGGCTGGCAAAGATTGCATGGGATCGTGATAACGACATTATTTACTTGTATGAGTCACACAAAGAAAAGGACGGAAAAATACCTCACCAAGCCTCCAAACTAAAAGGAAATGCTCAGTGGATACCTGTCTCTTGGCCGCATGATGGTCTGAAAAGACAACAGGGACAAAGAAATGCTTCTCAGGAACTTCATAAGTTCTATCGCAAGGAAGGGGTGAATATGCTCTCTCGTTCTGCCCGGTATGAGAATAAAACTGGTGGTGGGCAAGCTCAATGGCCTGTCATTGAAGAAATTAAGGAAAGGGAGCGCACTGGACGATTCAAAGTGTTCAAAACATGTACTACTTACCTTGAAGAACGAAGAAACTACCATACAAAGGACGGCCAAATCGTTTCTAAGCGTGATGATGCGCTAAAAGCATGTTTTTATGCCATAATGATGAAGAGATTTGCGACTACCAACGTAAATAGGGTTAAATTACCCCCGCAACGATCAATAATGTCGGTGAGACACTAATGGATTTTCCAGAATTTGAAAGATTTTGCCAAATCAAGGGATTTAGAGCCGTTGAAAGAATTGAAGACCCAAAAGCAACGATTGTTATTGCAGAAACCGACTGGGAAAAGCCAACAAGAGAATTTCCTCTCGGATACTACCAGACAGTTTTTGCAGTTGGCGGAAAAGCATCTAAAGGCAAGGTTGATGTAGCTCAGTGGCTAGAATTTGACGCATTTCATGACAAAGACAAAGGTATGACTCCGCGAGAAAAGGAACTGTCTCGTAGACGGGCGACTCTTGAAGAAGCTCGCAAGTTTGTTGAAAAAAATATAGAGACAGGTCGATATGGCTAAAAAAGTAACAAGAAAAGACTTTACTGCAATGGCAGAGTTCATTATTAATGAATTTCAGCGCAGAAAGAATAAAAGAAAGGATTTGGAGAAGATTTGGAAGGATATCGACCGCCAAATAGCAATGGAACCTGATCTTTCTCATAAATTGGATGCGTCTGGTGATCCTGATGAGTATTCAGCGTGGATGCCAGAAATAGAACTACCTGGACAAGCACAGACTCTTGAAATACTCACAGCAGACTCTCGAAGAATGCTTTTCCCTGATTCCGGCCCTTGGTTTACAGCTCACGCATCAGTTACCGATGAATATTTAGAAAAGGCCGAACTACAACCAATTATTACCGGAGATGATGCAGAAGTCCCTACTTTAGTCACTCAGGACTCTGTGGATAAACTCGCAGCAGGTGTTTTGGAGCATTATCATCGCCAATATGACTTTGAAGGCAATATAGACCTTATTAATGCCGAAGCATTTAAGTATGGGATGGGTATCGGTCGTGGACGAGTAGTGACTAAGCAGGTATTTCGCCATACGTCTAAGGGCGTAGTCAAAGACTCACAGAAGATTCCAGCACTTATCCCTAGAAGCATTAAAAATACATATCTTGATGATTCAGAACATCATTTAATGAATGAGGGGTATATTGTTGGCCCTGGCGTTATTTTTGAGAAGACCATGAAGATGGTTGATATAAAAATGGCAGCAAACAAGGGGTCGAATGATCCAGATTTAGAAAATGGTGGATGGATGCCCGCCATGATCAAGACAATGGAAGGTGATGATAAAGGCGATGTTCAATTGCTGGAATGGGAGGGTGATATTGTTGTTCCACGGAAAACTGGTGATTTATATTTGCCTAACGTCATTGTTACCGTTGTTTTGGGTCAGAAAGGAAAAGAAACGCTCAATTCTATTGTTCGATTCAGAAAGAATAAGCATGGAAAAATCTTTTTATTCCCTTATCACTATGAACATTTAGATAATCCATACGCTACCGCCCCCTTGATGAAGGGTTACCCTATCCAGAAAGCGGCTGTAGATGCTCTGAATAGAACGATTATGTCAGGTGCTTTGGATGCTCAGCCTCCAACGGGATATGACCGCGATGATCAGGAATTCGCCAACAGTGGCGGGCCTAGAATATACCCTGGCGCTAGCTGGCCAACAACAGGCGATATAAAAGTCTATAGTATAGGTAATCCATCAGCCTTATTTCAGATTTACATAGGACTTTTACAACAGTATGCTGACGTTACGGGCGTAAACGCATCAAGGTTAGGTGCTCAGACTGTTTCTCATACGACAGCCTTTGCAAAAGAAGCAGAGCTTTCAAGGGGTACTATCAGGACGGTAGATTATGTAAAATCAAGCCTGAAAGGCCCGTTAGAACAGTGGTTGGATTTTGAATACGGTATTGCCAGGGAATTGGCGAACCATTCCATTTACATTGAAGCTTATGGCGGATTTGTCGAGGTTTCAAAGGACGTTCTACCGAAGGAGGTGATCTTTGAGGCTTATGGTTCTGGTGGCCCTGCTGAAGTACAGGCTAAGGCTCAGGCCAAACTAAATAGTCTGCAAATGGCAATCCAGTTGGATAATGTGAACGTCCAGCAAGGTGGGCAACCTGTCATTGATATAGAACAGGCTATAGAACAAATTTTACGCGAAGGCGGATGGAGAAATACGGATGTTATCAAACGCATCGAAAGCCCTATTACTGGAGCTGAGGGCCAAGCCGGAATGGAAGGAAGTCTTGAAGGAACTGAAGGCTCCCTTGCCACCTCGCTACAAGCCCTCGGGGTTGGGGGACAGTAGGAAGGATGAAAAGGATTGGTTATATTGGAGTGGACAGTCTCAATGGGCTGACCACATTATTAACGTACTAGAAGGAAATTAACTATGAGCGAATCCGTGGCCGTAGACAACGCTGAACCCCAGGTATCAGCCGAGACAAACGACGCACAGGAAGACTTAGATACTCTTTTAGGTCAATTTGACGAGAGTACAAGTCAAGAAGCTTCTACGGAAGCTGAAACTGGTGGACAGCAAGAATCTGTTAGTCGTGAAGAATTCCAAGCTTTACAGAGTTCAATTACGAATCAACAGTATCAGTCTGATATGTCAGATGTTACAAAGGTAATTAAAGGTGAATTAGATGTACCTTATGTCGATGACAGTTTTGTGGAAACTTGGCTCAATAATGAAGCCAATAAAAACCCGAAATTGGCACAGGCATGGGCTAATCGCCACGTTAATCCTGATGCGTTTCAAAAAGTGACTAATTCGCTTGCGAAACAATTTCAGGAGAAATTTAACGTCGATGCCAAAACAACATCTGATATGGATGCTGTGACTTCTGCTGTCCGTAGCGCGTCAACAAAGAGTCCCGAGCCGGAAACCCAAAGAGATTGGTCGGCTATGAGTGATGCTGAATTCGCACAGGAGAAAGCAAAACTTAGACGGGGCTAATCTACGGAGATTAACTCATGGCATTAACAGTATCCGCGACTGACACCGAACTGCCGAAGCCGGTAAACGTCGTTTTTCAACAAACATTGCTTCGCAACGCCAAAGTCCGCGCCCCTTATTTTATGGGTACGGAAGCTGGTGAACTGGATAAGAAACGTGGCACTGCCACAGTAAGCTGGCGTCGAATTGAGAATATTTCAGCCTCGACCACAGCAATTACTGAGCTGACAGGCAATGCCTCTTACATGCAGGGTCGTACTCCTGCTGCTCTTTCCGTAACTGCATATGTTGCTACTGTCGCTAAGTATGGCAATTTTGTCATTCTTAACGAAGAAGCAGATGTGTTTAACTTTAATGGTCAGACTGACAAGATCGTAGAAGTCTTGGGTATTAATGCAGGTCAATCGTTTAATCAATTGCAGCGTAATGTTGGTGAAGATAATTCCACTTTGGTATATGCCAATAACGTAGCTTCTGATGGCGTGGTAGACAAGGCTGTTGATTTGACTAACATCAAATCGGTTGTAAATACCTTGGATAAAAACTCTGCGATGACCTTTAGCCCAATGTCTACTGGTTCGACAAATATCGGTACTACACCGATTCTGCCTGCTTATTGGGCGATTTGTCATCCTGATGTAGCCGTTGATGTAACCGGACTGTCTGGATTTAAGTCTGTTGAGACTTATGCCGGTCAGGTTGCTACGCCAATGGGTGAGTTCGGTACTATCACTGTTGCTGGTAAGGCTCTCCGCTTCATCTCTTCTGAAGATGCAAGTGTGGATGCTGATGCTGGTGCAACGATTGGTGCTACTGGATTGAACGGTACATCTAGCGTAGACCTTTACACTATCTTGGTTTATGGCCGAGATGCGATTGGTTCGGTTGGATTTGGTGAAACCTTGCCTGATGGTTCGTTTATGGCAGGTGATGAGCTGGGTGCAATCGAACTGATTACTAAGGGTTTGGGTTCAGGTGGTACTTCTGATCCATACAATGAAATCATGACAATGGCCTGGAAGGGCTGGCATGCTGGTAAAATCACTAACCCGAATTGGGTTCGTGGTATCCGGTGTGGTGCAACTGCATTGTCTTAACCTGAACGGGAAGGGGCTTCGGCCCTTTCCCTCTTTTGGAGATAAGAATGCAAGTATCAACAGACTCAAGAAATGATTGGGAAAAGCTCCGTAGAATTGATCTATGGCATTTAGCTGATGCGTGGAATGTTCAATATCCTCCTGGAGCTACTAAGGTGGATATGATTAATTTACTATCTGCTAATCAGGTTAATCCCAATGATCCTAGAGGCGCTTTCGAGTGGGATGAAGTTCATTCTCAGGATGAAATGGGCCGTCCTGTAATAAGTCGTTATCCGAAGCGGAAAGCTCACGCTACTGCAAGTCAGAACATTGACTATGATGCAATCATGGATAAACAGGCACAGGAAGAAATGGAGTCTGAAAACAAAACTCTGAAAGATGAAGTTGCTGAATTAAAAGCTATGATGGCTGAGTTACTGAAAGCGCAAGGTGATGCGCCAACATTGGATGATGCGCCGCATTTAGGCGACAAAGATAAGGAAAAAATATCTGCGTCTAGTGAGGTAAAAACTTATTCCGAAATGAAGTTCCAAGAATTACGAAAACTAGCCAAGTTAAAAGGACTAGTTATTCAAAATACAGACAAGAAAATAGACGTAATCGCTAAATTGGAGGCTCTTGGTGAGCAAGACGTTACTACAAGCGACTAATGAGATTCTGAAGAAGGTTAAGGTTATCGCTGGTGATGCTGGTGAACTGACGACTTTAACTGATTCTGGACGACAGGTTTACATTGATAATGTTATTCAGGCATTAAATGAAACTATTGATCAGCTTTATTCAGTTTCTAATAAGCCTCAGCCAAATGAGCTTGGTGAGGCTACGATTAATCTTGTTGCGAATGACAGAGATTACACGCTTAAGGCTAATTTAATCCAATTGCGCTGGCCTTTGGTTGATGAAACGAATGGTAGGGTTATCGAAGAATACCCAGGGGGATACATTGAGTTGGTGAATTCTCAGCTAATCCCATCAAATCATACTGGAATTCCTTATTACGGTGCTATTCGTCCTACTGATGGGAAACTGTATCTTGACTCTTTGCCGACTTCTGACGAAACGGGGCTGGTTTATAAATATCGTTTCGATAAAGATACAGGAATGAATTCAGCTTCAGACACGGTTCCTTTCAATGATGCGGTGTTCAGGGCAATGGTTCCTGCTGTGGCTGAGATATGGAAACGAAATCAGCAACAGTCTTTCGATCCAGAAATGTACCAAATGTCTCTTGGTAGAGCATCAAGACTCTTGACGAATGTTCAGGGTAAGAATTCTTGGGTAAGTTTTAGAGCTGTACGTTCTGAAGGCCCATATGACAACTGATTTTAACAAGGAATTCGATACCCTCATTCAATTTGGCGGCGGTGTTCATTCTAGGGCATCTGAAGACGATATAGACCCTAGAGAATGCTCAGAAGGGCAGAACTTTACTCTCGACCCTCAGAATAAAGAATTCAAAAACCGAAAGCCATTTGATCTTATCGGAACGGTTCCTAATGGTGCCGAGATTCGTGGATTTGCCAATCTATTAAAGACCGATGGTACGGTATCTCTTCTGGTTCAGGCAGGTGATACAGTTTATGAGTGGGATGGAGCGACTACATTTACCTCAGTAGGTACGGTATCTGCTACAGCCAAACTGAGAGGACGCTTAGAGCACAATTGGCAATTAACCGATAAAGTCATTATCACAGACTTAAACTTGGCTGATGTTGTTATGGAGTGGGATGGAACTACACTTCAAGACGTTACTTTTACATCTGAAGACGGCTCTACGGCTTTTGGTACGTTTAAAGCAAGATATTGTACTGTTTCAAACGAAAGAGCGATGTTCTCAAATATTCATGATAATGGCACTGATTTTCCTCATTTAATCATTGGTTCACTAAGAGGCGATTATTCCATTATCTCGGTTAATCAAAGACCATCTTCTGCATTGAGCGAGGAAGACCCATTCTTTTTAATCCAGCCGGATTATAGGTATATCAATGGAATGATCGAAGCCTTCGGTTTAGTGGCAACTTCTTCCAAGAAAGGCTCTATGTTTAAACTCACTGGAGGAAGCGCGAAGGATTTTGCCTTTGATGAACTATATCCTCGAAGTGGCGCTAGTGGTGATGAATCAGTAGCTTATGTTGGCAACGATATTGCTTTTGGCAGACAAGGTAGAATTGAGTCCTTAATTTCTACTGACAAATTTGGTGATGTAGATACTGATGATATCTCGAATGATATCTTTAATTTGATTGAAGATTTTGATGATTGGACAATTGTTTATAATTCAAGAAATCAACGAATCTATTGCATTCCAGCAGAAGAAAACCAGATATGGGTTTATCATAAATCCCTTGCTGGACAGAACATTTCTCAATGGTCGAAATGGGTAACGGCACATTCTTTTGAGTTTGATGTTACTGCAACTATGAATATGCTCGATCCTGCCGATGGATTGGAATATGTGTTCTTCGGTGATGCAAATGGTAACTTTTACAGAATGGAAGGTTCTGGGGTTACTGGTGATGGTGGATTAAACAATATTACCACTGAAAGGCTATCAGCCTTGATTAAAGCCCCGTTGAATGCTCAGACGTTCAATTATGAATGCTGGATAGCATATAGGGCTGGAAACGCTCAGACAGTAACTTTGACATTTGAATATCGTGGTGAAAATATATTTAATGAGTCAGTGGAAATCACAATTCCCGTAGTGACTAATAGGAAGGTGTACGGTGGCGGATCATATTACAACAACTCAGAAGGTTACGGTTCCTTCACAGGCAGACTTACGCGACAAAAATTCACTGTCCCAGGAGGCGGAAATGAGTTCCAAGTCAGGGCGTCGGTCGAAGGGAAAGAAGATTTTAGAATCTCAGAAATCGGCATCCGCTTCAAAGCGGCGACCTAAGTATAGACTCCACCGGACTCTAAAAAGAGAAGTCGGATTTAGAGACTTTGGGGATCAAGATATTAAGTATTTGTGGGCTGCTGATAAATACAATGGAAACGAATCTGATCCTGAAGAATTTAAAGAATCAATTTATGATCAATTTAATGACAATTATGATTATGCTTGGACAGTCGAGGCTAATACTAAAAATGGATATCGCCCCATAGGGGTAATTTTTGGACTGTCGAGTGGGCCATTTATCTTGTTAGGTGATATGACTTGGTTCCCATGGGCATCTAAAAGGAATATTATTGAAGGTGTCACTAATTTTATTAATACGATGAAAAGCGAAGTTTTACTTTTAGGCTATTCTTCTTTGAAAGATAAGAAGTTTTTTGAACATATTGCGAGACACGGTATTTTGAAGCGGGTAGGTACTATAGATGGTCTTTATAAAGATGAGCCAGCGGCTTTATTTCAGTCGAGGTGATATATGGGTAAGATAGTCGATAAAGCATTTAAGGCTACCGGAGTAGGCAGCATCCTTGGCGGACTAACAAGTGGTGGTGGTGGGTCATTGCCTCCACCAACAGGATTCACTACTCCTGGTATTTCTGTAACTCCCGGCGGCGAACTAACTCGTTCTGCTGGCCTTCAGCAGACCCTTCAAAGCCTTTCAGGGCAATTCGGTACTCAGGCTGGCGAACTTTCCGGATTAAGAGGGCAGGTAAAACCTGGATTTGGCGCTCTGACCGAGACTGCTGTGAATGCTTTGAGAAACCGTCGTAGAAGCGCCATAGGCAATCTCAGAGAGAACCTAGCCCGTAGGAGGGTTTTGGGTAGTTCTTTCGGTCAGGACGCTCTAGCAAGGGCTGAAGCTGAGTTTGCACAGAAAGAGTCAGAAGTTCGCGCTCAGACAACCCTTCAAGAATTGGACGTTCAAACACAATTAATTAATCAAGAGTTTACTGCAAGACAGCAGCAATTCAACACTCTATTACAGCAAAGTAACTTTGAGGCTCAGTTAGGGGCAAATGTTGCTTCTGGGATAAATGCTCAGATTCAATCAAATGCTCAGTTTGAGCAACA